CAATTGCGGTGCAGGTAATGGTTCACGTTCCAGTTGTTCTTTTACCTGCTCAACATGATCCAGGTAGATATGGGCATCCCCAAGTACATGAACGAACTCTCCTGCGCCCAACCCGCAAACCTGCGCTATCATATGCGTTAGCAGTGAGTAGCTTGCGATATTAAAGGGAACACCTAGAAACATGTCGCAACTTCTTTGATACATTTGGCAACTGAGTTTGCCATCTGCTACATAAAACTGTGCCATACAATGACACGGGGGCAATGCCATTTGATCTAACTCGCCGGGATTCCATGCTGTTAGTATATGGCGTCGTCCGTATGGGTCTGCTCGAATACCATCAATCAATTGCGTTAATTGATCTACTTCTCGTATTTCTATATTATTGTCTACTCTTCGGTAAGTATTACCAAAACCGTCTTTAAATGTAGCATTAGCTTCGCGAGGTTTAATTGCACGCCAGTGACGCCACTGTACACCGTATACACGACCCAAGTCGCCATCAAATTTGGCTTTGGGTTTCCAATAAGGCGCAAGTGCATTGGGAGTCCATATAGTGACCTTACCGTCGGCAGTACCATGTGTTAGTTCTGCTAGCCTGCGTTCACTACCACTACCTTCAATAAACCAAAGTAGTTCACCCACACAGGACTTCCACGCTAGTTTCTTTGTAGTAACAGCAGGAAATCCTTTAGATAAGTCGTAGCGTTGTTGCATACCAAATTTAGATATGGTACCCACGCCCGTGCGATCATCTCTGCGTGTTCCAGTTTCTAAAACTTCACGCAATGCTGTTAAATATTGTTGTTCCATTTATAAAGGTCTAAAGATATCTATGTTTTTGTAGATACTAAAGTTTAACATTTTATCTGTGCTAGGTCGACTACTTGTTATACGCATTCCGGTCATAAATGCTCGGAGATCAATTCGAACGTCGCTATGTGCTACACCTTTTCGATGTGTTACATAAGCGTAGTCTATTAGATCCTTGCAGTCCATGATGAGTTCAGGACCGCCCAGTATGAATATTTTTTTATTCGGAAACAGTGTTTGCAATTCTCGAATTTGCTGTTTGTAATCACCGTGTAAGCGTCTGACACCAGGATACCCTGTGATTGATTTATTAGTTACAACACAATTAATTCGGTCAGGCAATGGTTTTTTCATCTTGGGATCATCCCAGGTTTTACGTCCCATTATCACAATTTGATTGTGTGTATGTTCTCGAAACCAGGCCATGTCTTCAGGATCCATGGGCCAGGGTAGTGTTCCACGATTACCAAATGTTCCCATTTGGTCCGTGGCAAATATAGTACAAATCATAAATTTTTAAGTAGTTCGTCGGTGGCAGGTTGCACGATTGATTGCACCGCAGTGACACTGATAAAGAAATCAACGTCGTCGATGATATGATCCAGAGCACGCAACTTTTTCTTAATCATAGTTTCTAGCTCGTCTGGATCATTTCCCTCATCTAATAGCTCTCGAATATTAATGTTAACAATGGTACCATCTTTAAGATTTACAGAAATGCTATTTAACATAGCAATGGGTACTTCTTTTTTCTCTACACTCTTGAGTATGGCTTCCCATTGGGATTTAGTATTAAGATTAAGCCGTTTGCTTTTTTGCCGTGATTTTTTTGGTTTTTGTTCCGACATTTTTTGCCTTTGGATCGAGACTGCTTGCTTCTGCTTTAAGACGTGCTGCTTCAGCTAGCATCTGTTGAGCACTTGCTTCCATCTTTTGTGCCTGCTCCAACCGTTGTGCAGCTAGATCAGTGTCACTTAGCATACCAGTTAGCATGTCGGCTGCGCTGGTGTTGCCCTGGGCTTCACGCATTTTGCGCTCACCAAGTTCTTTGATTTCCGCACGACGCGGTTGATTCTTGTCGGTATTGTTTTTCTTACCGGTATAACCACGATTGGAATCGATGTTCTGAAGACGGTCCATGGCTTCTTTGCCCTTGGCCATTTCGTCAAGTATATCATTTAGTTCATCTAGTCGTACACTTGATGTAGTGGTGGGCGTTACTAGTACCTGATTGGTTGGTACTTTTTTCATTAGCCCGTTACGGTGTAAACTTTCTAAACAATTGTTTCCGTCTGCCATCACAGTTCTAAAAAGAACTTCACTGAAGTCAATGGCTTCTTGTCCTTGTGGGCTTTCTACTGCTCGCATCACTTCGTCATGAGTCATTCTGGGCAATAGATCACTGTAAACAACCAATGCCATATGTTCTAACTCAGGAATCTTTCTAAATATAATAACACAACGTTTATCGTTGTGTTTACCAACGTGCTTTATCATAACTTCTCCTTGATTATTATGTTTCTTCTGACGACTCTTGAGTCACTGAGTCTTCGGGTGTAGGCGGTGTTAAAGCGCCACTGGCTTGTAAAAATTTAAATAATTTTTCGTAAACAGCGCCAACTGCAGTCATCTCTTCTGCCTTGATTGCGCCGCGCTCTGCGGTAGCACGAACAAGATTGAGCAGTAAAGCTAAATCTGATAGTGCCAAATTTGGTGCCTCGGGGGTTGTGATTTGTTCCTGGTCGTCCATGAGTTCTCCGTAAATAACTATAGTTATTTAACAGAGTTATCGCCTAACAATATTTTTTATATTTTATCTAAACACAGGCTAAACATACTGGCTTCACCAGGAATTTCAAAAGCGGCACAGGAACTCATTGATATTTTGCCGTTTTCAGTATATTCATACATATTACCAAACCAGAAACGACCTTCAAGATTTTCCCAAATCCAGTCAGTTATTGTTTTGGTGTTGATACCAAGTCCAAGATCAAATTGCACTTGTATAAAATGCGGCGGGCAACGCTCTAGTTCGCGAAGCCCGTGTACAGTTAACAGATTGGCTTCTCCGTTATGTAACATTCTTATTGTTTTCTGGTACATCGTCGTCGGTAACGATAGTCATCTTGTAATTATCGGCCGCAATACTGGAATCCGGGCGAACGATGCGATTCCGGAGAAGCTCATTTGACTGTTGTACAAAGGTACTCATCATTTCAATTTGCCCAGTTACTTCAGCGATCTCAGCAGCACGAGTAATGTCCTCGAGTGCATCCTCTGTTTGCAACAACCGATATTGAAGTTCGGCAATCAAGTTCTTTACCTTTTTGCTGGCTTTAACGTCATCAAAGTTAACCGGTTCCATTAGGTGAATTCCTTTTTAAGTGTTTCATAAGTTTCTGCACGTTCTTGATTATACTGTATTTTGGCTAATCTTGCAATCTCTTTCGCTTCGTATTGTTCTCGACGTTGTGCAGACATTGCACCAATCGTTTGATCGTAATTTCTTGTCCAACGGATACCTTCAAAAAAGTTTTCAAGTTCGGACAAGTTGCCAGTAAACAAACAAGCATCACGACTGTACACTGGTAGGCGTTCATCCTTGGGATATAGTGCAATGTTATCGATGTTGTCAGTTACAGTTACACCATAACTGTTATATGGTACTTGGCCCAATCGGAATCCGTAATGATCGGCAATTTCGCGAACACGATCAATACGATCAATCATGGACATACCAACAGCTACGCCTATGTGTTTCACAAAGTGTCCTTCCAATGGGCGCCAATATAATATTCCATTAGTGTTTCCATTGCATTAATATAACGCAAGTTGTGCTCGAGGTCCTTTAGTTGATGTACTCCTTTGTTTTCGAGCTTGCTCAGACGATCGGTGTCTTCAAGTAATCCTTGATAGTCTTGAATCAGAATGCTTTTAATAAGGCCATCTACTGCTTCGTTATTTAGGTCTATAATCATTGCTACTCCTTGCTTGTCTACAGGCTTCCTTCATTGCGTTGGTATAGTCTGGACTAATTTCTGCTATGCCACAGTCAATGATTCTTCTGTTATTGGGATTGTTATTGGGATAAGTTGCTATGGCTATAGCAATGCCTGCTGCAATAGCCACGATCATTATAATGACTTCCTTAGATATCATTTTATCTTCTCTTTCTTGAGAATGTCAAATACTCGTTCGTCATGCTTTTTGAAGTCTCGCCACATACCTATAATACCTTTGCTTATAAAAACAATTGCGAATACAGTGTTAACACCAATTGCAATGCTCCAGGCTATATCACGCCTCAACCCTTCGCCGGTAAAATACCCAAATGACAATGTAAATGCAGTGACAATAACTACAACATCAAATACAGAAAGTCTACTAACAAACCATTTAATAAATCGCCATGTACGTCTCATTATTATCCTTTCGCAGCTTCTTCGTAGTGTGCCCATATACCCCAGGGCGGTTCACAACCAGGATTGCCTTTAATGATCCAAACAGTATCGCAATATTGTTCTTCACCCCACTCACCGAACGGCATGCCATCTGTAAACATGATAAACTTCTTGGGTTCAATTGCGTTATCTTTCATGAACGACCAGTTGGCCATGAAGTCAGTACCACCACCGCCCTGTGGTTCGTACTCCATGATGTCGTCAATGTTGTCTGACGTGTATGTTTGCACGTTATAGATGTCTGTGTCAAAGCACCAGATAGTGATCCGATATTCATCAAATGCATCCATGATACCTTTGACTTCACCCAGGAACGCTTTACTGTCGTCTTCGCTGATACTACCCGATTGATCCAGGGCAATGCAGATGTCAATCATCTCTCCGGGTTTCATACCCGGCATGATGGCATCCATGTGCCAGCCTTTACGACTTGGGCGAGCCCAGGTAAAGTCATTTTTAAACACACTGGGAATCTGTTGCTGTAGCAATTCTTTCCAGCCAATAACAGGCTCAGTCATGTCTTTGAGTAGACGCTTAACACCACTGGGCAAGTTGCCTGCACCTGCGCTCTGTGCCGCAGCAATAACAGCACCTTTGATCTCATCACGAATAGCCTGTGCTTCTTCTTTGCTTAGTTTGGGACGACCTTTACCATCTTTGCTTTCATTGCCATCGCCATCGCTGCCGTCATCTTCCAGGTGCTCGTCCAAGATCATCTGTTCCAACTGTTCCATGTTGATCTTGTCTGCATTTTCGTACAAGTAGTTATAAACTTCTTCGTAGCTCTGACCTTTAAACTTGGAGTCAAACAAGATTGGAACCACACTGATCTTCTCACCAATACGTTGTTCAACCAAGTCTTGGTTAACGCAATAGTCAGCAGCAATATTACTTAGGCGAGGCAAGCGATCGCCGCGTCTGCCCATGTGATCGTAAACCGCATGTAGAATCTCATGACCAACTAAAAACTCTAGTTGTTTGAGCGGCATGTTGTTAACAAATTCACTATTGTAATAGAACCGGCGACCGTCTGTGGCAGCAGTTCCACACCAGGCATCTGCATTGGTAAGCGTCATGCGTGTGGCCAACTGTCCAAAGAACGGAGCCTTTAGTAGCAATCCAATACGTGCAGTGGTAAGTTTTTCGCGAGCCGCAGCATCTGTCTTTGGGTTTGTTTCAGTTTTAACTTTTGTTTTGTCAATTACAGTAGAATCTGCCATCTCGGCTCCTTAATATGTTTCAATAGTATAGCATTGTTTTAACGGTCCATCATGCAATCGTAACGATCTTCTGCGGCACTGTGCATGTTGCCGAACGCCATCGCATTCACAACATCACCACGTTCCTCGGTCAGTTCTTCCAGTTCGCTGTTTGTGAGCGGTGTACCGTTTTCCCATTCTGCGTTGCAAAAATATGCATCACAAAAATCAGGGTAGTCACTGTAGTTAACCCCATCAATTTCTAGATTCTTGACAAGTCGATTTTTAAATGATACCATTTAAAACTCCTAATTTGTTAATATACCAATATTATAACAAATCTGTGATTTTTGGTCAAGCCCATTTCAATTGGATATTGCTCAGTGTCGCATCATTGCTAACATAGATGTACAAATCACCTTTTTCAACATCTATGTGCCAGCACCAAGGAGGATTAAACAGTCCGTGACCCCTGTAGGCTTTATGTGCTTCGGCTGTGTTTATATAATAGTTTCGTTCGCAACTTGGACCGTATTGTTCAATCATCCAAGCTCTTAAATCATGATAATCTTTAAATCTATCGTTACTGTGTTGGTATAACACATACTGCACTATATATAGCCGATACTTCCACAGTTGGTGTCCGGTATGTCTTCCGTCTAATTTTTCAACAATAAATTTCATAATAAAAAGGGGGTCTTACGGACTAGGTCCTGCCCCGGCTCACACGCGAACTAGATTATTTTGAAGTACCTGCTGCAGCAAGAACGTATTTACCGAAACGCTGATGGAACTCATCAAAGCTTGGCATCTTGCCCGGAATCATGGGCAGGTTGTACGTAGTCAATGCAACCCTGGCACCCATAACAGTAACCTCAGTGGTAAAGTTATCCATCATGAAGCGCAGGAAGTTATCCGCCATCTTGTGGAACTCAGGCAACTTGTCTTTACCATTCTTTTTAAAGAAGTCTTGGAGCTCATAACACATACTGGTAGTCAGCGAATACATTGCCGAAACTTCCTTGGTCTTCAACTCTTTGACTTTGCCTGCCAGGATGTCTTCGGGCTTGGGCAAATTAGCAGCATGTCTGCGATGAGCCATAAACTTAACCGCAGTACCTTCGCCCACACAACCTGCGATCAAGTCAGTGAGTTCGCTGTCTGATATGTCTTTGTCATCGCAGAACTCACTGGCAAAGGTCCAGGTACGTGGTGTAGCAAAACTACGACTGTTACTACGTGGATCAAAGTCAAACATGTCGGATTTGGAAAAACTCAAGTAACCAACAACATCTGAATGGATCTTGTTCTTGACCGCCCAGTTCTGCCACGATTGAAAGTCTGGACGTACTTCCAAGTGCAAGAAACGATTTGCCAACGGACTAGGCATACGGAACGTAACGCCTTTGTCGCTGTCGCGATTGCCTGCTGCTACCATGACAACATTGTCTGGCAACTTGTATTTGCCAATGCGTCGATTCAAAATCAACTGATATGCTGCTGCCTGTACTGCTGGTGCAGCCGAGTTCATCTCGTCAAGCAACAATACAATAATAGGATATTGTGCTGCCATTTCGTCGTCGGGCAAATCAATAGGTGGTGCCCAATCCATCTTTTCATTGTTCTTGTTAAAGAACGGAATACCACGAATGTCAGTGGGTTCCATCTGCGATAGTCGCAGGTCAATCATGCAACCACCAAGCTCTGTAGCAATGTCAGCTACCACTTCGGATTTGCCTACTCCGGGAGGCCCCCAGAGAAAAACAGGACGTTTGTGTTTAAAGCATCGTAAAATACGACTACGTGCTTCTTCGGGCGTCACTGAGCGGGATTCTGTTACAGCCATTTAAATTCTCCTTGTTAACGTGTGAGTAAGTATTATAGTACAACCGCAAATTAATGTCTGTGGTATAAAAACTACAGTCTAATTAATTTAAGCATTGGCATTGCCTGATTCTTTTAACATCAGAACCATTATAACAAGATATGGATTTTTGTGCAAGTGTTGTTTTTTAACAACATTATTGCTAGGTTAGCAACAGATTATTGGGAGTTTTTCATCAAAGTCCTCATGAACTTTGTGGTAAATTTCCAACTGGGATAGACATGCGTTTTGTCGCCCTTGTATGTTAACGACAGATAGGTTCCACGAACACCCTTGTTAGTTACAGCCTGTGTTAAACTTTGATAGTCGTGGGATTGTTTGATGAACTCACATGCTCTAGTGTAATCTTCATCTAAAATTCGTTTGATGTCATCATGGTTATCGTCCAACTTAAAATCTTTCCAACCATGTAGCTTGTATTCGGGTGATGGATCACTTGATATCTTTTGATAATAAACAAATATAGTTTTACGCATTTTTTGATATGGGTTACTCATTTCAAAAAAATGCTCTGATGAATTTTTTATACTGTTAAACTCCGTTCTTGGTATAGTTCCTATACTTACTGCTGGAGTTTTCACGTTCACAGTTTTTAACTCCCATTCACCAAAATCCGGTTCTCGACTTTTGTTCGGTAGAACGCCTAGTGATTTTTCTATATATAAACCAAATCGGCCTTTATTTCTTAGATCGGTCTGCGGTGTACCATCTTCAGTTATAATAAAAGCGTCGTTTAAATTGTCATATAATTTTTTAAGGTTTTTTTTAAGTTCGTTTATCATAAAAACAAATATAATTTTTTACTATACTATAAGTCAAAGATTATACCTCCAGGTTATCTAAATATTGTTGAAGATTGTTGGCATGTAAACTCAGCAGCACAGTCTCTTTTTCACCAAGCAACACAATTTTATTATTTCGTTTAATGTAGTAAGGGCAAGTAAACAGTCGTGACATTTGTATAAATGTTCTACCTAGTAATGGGTTGGTAAGTTCAACTTGATACGTTTTGGTTTTGGTATATTTTTCAACAAAGGATATGCCAAGTTTGCTCAATCTTAGATTTTCCGGAACAGTATGATTAAACCACCATTCCCTACGGTAGTACTCGTAGTTGTCCATTCCTATACCCGCTTCTTCTAAAAAGGCGCGAGTATAGTTAAATTGATTAAGCAGGGTAGATTTGGTCACCTTGTTTCATCAACACCACAGTAAATTTATCGGTTTTGAAAAGTGTGTTAAGTTTTTTACAAAGATTAATTGCATGACCACTATTACTAAAGGAAACCTTTTTATATTTGGGACCAGGATAAGCAACCAGCATATTTTGTGTTTTTAGATTGATGGGTTTTTTGTCGTAGAATACTGCCCAAATTCCTTCACTGGATAATACCTGATCGCTTTTATAGTTAGTTTTGTTTACATGCTCTAACAACACTGTTGGCTTGGGTCTCGACATTGTTAAATTCCTTGATAATGTATTTATTACCGTAAACGGCGTACTTTACTTAAACCCCCCGCCGTCCAGGCTAATTTGGTTAGCTGGTTCTGGGATTTCGGGTTTTATTTGCATTTCTGCAAGGCCAGCAATCAAGGAAAATATATCAGAGTGTAGATTTCTAGCTTCTTCAGCACTTAGCACCAGTTGTTTGCTGTTGGTCTGATTCATCTGTTTTACTCGATTGTTGAAATTCTGTAGAGCTATACTGAGCGGTTGCATTCTGTAATTCCTTATAAATTGCTGACATTTCTTGTTGGGTTTTAAATGGGCCCAGGTATTTGTATCTGGTTAATGTGATATTCTTTGGACAAAATGTTTCAGTCCAGGAGTCAGCCAAGTTAATGAGATAGTATCCTGCACAAAATAAACTTCTGCTTTTGGATGTTTTTGTGTATATTGGTAATTTTCGTTTAACATCATAAACCTGATTAAACGACTTTCCGGATATGGGAAATCCATATACACTATTGCTTTTAATTTTGTTTACTTTATTGGCAGTACCAAATTTTATATTGTATTTCTTTTTTAATATCTGTACTGAAGGAAAATATTCGCGTTGGTTGTCGTGTACATAAACAAATCCTCCGTCATCTTTGGCCTGTATAGTGGCAATTTTTGTTCCCTGGTCTTCCACAACCCAGAATTTATTCTTGACCACAGGCTTTGCTATTTTTTCAGCTGTCATGATTTTAATGTGTGGTGCGTGATAATTTTACCTAGTTCCGCTCCTAGGTCTTGCCCGTCACTGATTACATACATATCATCTTCAACACCGTGACCGTTAGTTACTTTAACTACATAGCCACCGTGTGCGGTATGTACGTCAATTGATACTTTTTTATTTGGTAATTTTTTATCATTACCAAATGTGTATGCACCCAGATCAATTTGTGATATTTGCCCTGCAGTGATTGCGGTGATAGGGGCAACGCTTGCGGCATTCATTGAATAACTACTCATTGTTTCATCATCTCCAACATAATAGATTGTGATACTTGTTTAGCAAAATCCTCATCGTCTTTGATCATGTACAAGGTATGATCAGTTTCATCGTCTTTTTCGTTATAGATAGAAGTTTCAAGTATATGTCCACCAACACAGGCATACAGTCTAAAGTTCATACTTGATGCACGTAGTCGAGCAGGTTCCGAATCAACTTCATCAAACATTCTTGATAAATTACCACGACCACGCCGTACAGAAACTGTATGTGAATTACTTACTATTTTGTGCTGTTGTTCATGTTCAAACTCGTCATTGTCTTCCCAGGCACGTTTGGTCATTCGCCAAACAATTCGTCTAAACCATTTCATTATTTTTTCTCCTCTTCTTGACAAAGTATCTTCATCATTTCTAATTTATCGTGTAATTCCTGTAATCCCGGATGACGTTCCATAAGTTCTTTAAGTTTCCGCTCTTGGTGCATTTTGTATTCTGCCCAGCCAAGAATTTCTTTAGCATGGGTAGTTAAATCTACAGAGGCATGCGAGGTATTGAACATGCGCCAATCGTGGCCATCATATACTTCGAGTTGAACAGTAGTGGCATTGTAACGTATAGTACCTGTGACTCTTAATTCGTTCTGTACGTTGCTGTGAAGGAGACTATTTGATGTAGTGCTACCACCTTGCACCATTATGTATTCTCCGCCGCCAATTGATTTAATCATTAAATCCACTCTCCCAATAGTAACGAAACTAAAAATGCAATTCCCAGGTAGGTAAATGCATGAAGTAATTGATCTAGTCCAAACCATACCCAGTAGGCATTGTCTGCTGCAGTCAGTCGGACACTGACTCTTACCTTGATCCAGTCAATATGATAATGCACAAATGCATCAGCAATTGCCAGCATGACACAGGCCTGTATACCCAAGAAGTGCATCAGGATAACGTAGGTCAATGCACCATGAAGCCCCGCATGCTGGAAGCCGCCAGTGCGACCAAAGTGACCTTTATCTCTTAACATACGGTCTGTTTGCCAACAGAAGTCTGCTAGGAAATGTTTAAAAAATAACAGGATCAATACTAACCAAGTGGTCATTTACCAACTCCGAAATGTTTCAGTAAATCTTCAGTATGTTCACCCTGCCTTGCTTCCCAGTAATCTACTCTCTTAGCACATTCTCTCACAATCAACTCGGCAAACTTTTGACATTCGGGCGTATCCCAATGTCCTATACCAAACATATCAGGTAAATATCCAGCCTGTTCGGCAAGTTCTTTCAATTTTGGGGTCATCCTGGATACTCCGTACCTAGCATTTCTGCATATTGTTGACTGTGCTCACTAAGTTTGTTTAGTTCATACTTGCCACAGAACTTCAAGAACTGTGCGCCTACCATGGGGCGACTCTTCTTTACTGCACCTACAGAAATAGTTTCTGCAATTTTGGACTTGACCTCATCGGGTTGTGCTGTGAGATCTACCAGGGTAACATTGCGGCTGTAATCATCCAGCACACGGTGTTCCTCACCATTATGATCAGTCCAACGCTGAAGCATGAGATTGTTCCAGTTAAAGCCTTTTTTATCTCGATCTTCATAGGCCTCTAGGAGGCCAACCTTGTTCTTGGAGCCTTTGGTCCTGACCCCGGGATATGCACTGAACACATTGTCCGACGCATCACCACGCATACACTTTTCAAACAGGATCCAGGCAGGATCTGGAATCTTTTTAGGCTCTTTTGTCTTTTTATCAATTACTGGCTTTCCTTTTTTATCGAAAACACCTTCCAGTGTATGCAGTTCGTCACTAATACCATTGTACTGTTTGACATTTGGTGCAAGTAATTGATAAAAGTCACTGTCACTGCTAACAATAACATGGTGGTCCGCCGGATGACTTTTTATAAACCCGGCAATGAGATCGTCGGCTTCAAGTTCAGAATGTTGAAGTACAGTGCAATTGGTTTTTTCATCAAGGAAAGATTTAAGGTTATCAAACGCTTCCCAGAACAATCGATCTTCTTCGGCTTCTGACTCGGTAAGTGCAGCACGGGCCACAGAACGATTCTTTTTGTAGGGTGCATAAAAGTCCTTGCGCCAGCTACGTCCTTCTAGACAAAATACTATATGATCGGCCTTTTGATCTCGCCAGGCTTTGTTGACGCTGCCCAGTGTTACATGAATGGCAAAACCCACTCGATCCCAGGCGTCAGCATGTTGACTTGCGGAGTGGCGGGCACGAAAAAATGTATTAGCAGTGTCTACAATCAGATATCTCATAACTTAATAATAGTATATTATGTTGTGGGTGTCAATGAATTTTTACTTTTAGTCAACATTCTGGTCACATGCCAGTGCAGTATCGTTGCCCATCGTTTGTGAGCATCGGCACCAAAGTGGTAGTATTTGGTAGGAGTAAAGCCTTCTCGAAGTAGGGTATTAACGTAAGTGGCCTCGAGGTTGTAGGGATCAAGATAGTTGAGCCCCCAATCATGGACAGGCACAAGCTCAGTTATTCCTTCAAATGCCAGGTGGCAGTTGAAAAAGAAATATGGAATTTTCAAGTTTTCTAAATAACACCTAAACTCCCAGATCTTTTCATGTGCTTCAATGGTTTTTTCTATCCATTTTTTATTGTCAATACTGATTACAAATTCCTTGTACCTGGTATGCCATTTTTCTGGAACTGAGTCTATGCCCGATCCATTAACCTGATACCAAAAATCAGTCTCATCATCATACCATTCTTCTCGCTCCCAGGTACTCCATCCAATTACAATAACGTCCGGCCGATTATTGGTCAAATACTCTTTGGTAGTTCGTATTATTCTATCATTTGATCCTGCAGATCTGGCATGGCAATATAAATTCGCACCATAGGAATCCGCCAATACTCTACCATAACTCACTGCTACGTTGTCAGGGTGAGGTTCCCATCGCATATCCCATTGCCAGTATTTTGAATCATCTCCAGCAAAACAATAATTTGCTACAGCTTCCCCGCCAGCACTATGGCTGTCACCGTTTACATATAATATCATGAAACTTCAGTCCTTCCTCCACCCAGGTCCCGGCGATCAACCATTCTGGGTCTGGCATCTATGGGTTGATTAACTTCCCATTGCTCATAGTTTTCTGCAATAATGTTTTTACACACTGTTTGAAACCAACGATCCACAATGTCGGCGTCAGTATCATCTTTTTTCATCTGGAATCCGGACTTGACTAGACGTGCAATAAAAATGTCATTCCAGTCTAATTCAAATGCACCGTTGCCCACATCATCGGGATCTAGATCCACAGATATTACGTTTACATATGGTTCACCTGCTTCAGTGGCAATTTCTTTGGCTGTCTTAGCCTTTACCTTATGTGCCTTGGGTTTCTCTTGTTTAGGTTCTTGCTTAGTTTTTCGTTTTAGCCATTCAAACATCTGTTCTTCCCCATTTAATTTTTAACCATATACGTTCGTGTATATAATAGTCGATACTTAATAGTATGTGTAATGCTGTAGCGAACCCAGTTGCGGATCGAACATCTCCTGTGAACAAATATGTCCAGAAAATAGTGAACAACCATGCAGTCAAGCGATAGGTAAGCATACGTGCAACGGTTCGTTGTTTTGTTTCGGTCATTCAAGTTCCCCACTCGTTTTTAAATAACGGTACCTGTAGTCTGTCCGAGTACCTTAGTCCGTGCCGCATAGCCAACAGTGCAACATTCTTATTATTAAGAGCGTAAACACTTTCTACTCCGCCCACTGGCATTAGGTATACATGTCCAGTAAACCCAGCGGCTCTATATTCTCTAACAGCACGTTGAGCATCAGCAAAATCCTCTTCAGTGGCAATAACAAACTTTAAATATGATGTACCAAACCATTCATACTCGCATACAGTCTGCGGCTTAATTGCTTCGCCCCATGCTTCCCCGCTACAAGGCAGTTTAGCACTCACACTAAATGTAATTTCGCGATCTGCACTAGACTTCTTCCATTTATGCAAATAAGATTTGAACTCATCAGTTAACGGTTGAGTACCATTTGTTTCAAATGTAATCTCTTTAAGTCTGCTCATGCTAGGATGATCTAACAAGTCTGGATAGGCACGTTGCCAACCAAGTAACGGCTCACCACCTGTAATAACAAGATGTTCTTGTTCCCAACGCTTATGCGGAAGAATTTCCATAATGCGATGTACAATACCGTTACTTTCCATCATTGGACTAAGGTCTTTAAAGTCTGGATGCCAACTGGCGTAACTATCACAGCCTGTGCTCACTAATGGTAGTTCTTCGTATTTGAAGAAGGTTTCAATTTCAGTATGGGTACGTGCCACTTCGTCTGCTTCGGTGCTTAGTTCACCTCGAGGCATACCAAAGCCCTTACAAGAAAAATTGCAGCCAAATGTTCTTAAAAAGACACTCGGAACCCCCATATATCTACCCTCTCCTTGTACTGAGTAGAAAAGTTCAGCAATTTTAATCTTTGACATTTGTATCCTTTATTATTTCAAAACCTAATTTTTGTCCTGCCCTTGCTTCTCGCATCTTGGCTTTTGTTTCCTCAGAATGTTTCCATCCTAGTCTGCTCATTTTCTTTTTGGCTTCTTCAGTCTGCTTGCGACCGTACATCGGATTATTTTTACCGCTTGATCGCTCGCTTCGAATAATTCGTTCTTCGTCAGTGATTCTTTCTTTTTGAGATTTACTCATTTTTTGCCGTGCCTCGATACTATGAGATTTGCTAATCATTGGTCCGCCTTGCTCTTCTATTCGTGTTAAATATTTTTCTTTTTGTTCTTCAGTCCACTTATGTCCAGGTTTTCCTATTCTTGCTAGACTAGAATTTTTTCTATGTTCTTCAGACTGTTTACGACCTTTTAACGCCTCACTCATTTTTTTACGATGTGATTCTGTAGGCACACGGCCTGTCATTAGAATTGTTTGGTGCTTTGACACTTCGGGTTTAATTTTTTCGTAGACACGGCTTGTAATAGGTGAAGTGTATCTATGTTGATCTTTTGTTTTTGCCTTCATTAAAGATAGTGCTCTAAACATTTTACTGCGTTCGATACCTGGACTAAGCATTTTGATCAGTAGCCAATGGCATATAAAATGTTCTCTAGCAGTAAGCACGACCAAGTTTGATTTAGAATTATTGCCTCCGATGCTCCGGGGAATAATGTGATGTCTCTCAACATAGACATCAACTGGCAGAGTTCGCAACTGAGACCTTACTACGATTTGTTCGTAGCAACTTGTATATTTGTTTCGGAGTACAGGTATCGGCCAGTTTATCATTGATGTTAAGAAGAATTAGAACAGGACACCCATATAGCGACCTTCACCCTGTATGCTGTAAAACAGCTCTGCAATTTTGATTTTAGACATGTTAATATTATACTATAAATATTCGAATGGTACAACAAGTTTTGAAAGATTTTTTTGTTAAAAATGTAAACTACCGATATCAATTTGGACAGTGTGATGAGTTGTCTGCAGATTGGATTTTAAACAAAAGTCATATACCATATTTACCTTTAGATTTATTCAACGTTCCTTACCAAGAAATGTTGGCAGAAGCAATTGGTTTAGATCATTTGTTTGCCAAACACCGATCCAATGATAGCCAGGGCTGGAGTAGCGTGTGTATACACGGCATTAGTAGTCAGCACACCGATCACTATGCTGTATACCCTGAATACTCCAATTTAACCAACGATCAAGTGCCGTATACCTGGACAGAAATACAAGACCGTTGCCCTGTTACTACCAACTTCTTTAAAAACTATTTCCCCTATGATGTTTATCATAGAATTCGATTTATGAAACTGGAACCCGATGGATTTATACTACCACACTCTGATAGTCCAGATTTGAGTCTTAGAGCAGTTAACATAAGTCTAAATAATCCTGAGTTGTGCCAGTTTGTGTTTGAAAAACACGGATTAGTTCCATTTAGTGACAACGGTAATATGTTTTTATTGGCCAATGGATACCGACACAGCGTATGGAATCTTAGCAAACAACCGCGATATCATATTATTGTACACGGATATTCAACCACTCAGCCTTTTCGTGATTTAGTTGTTGATAGTTATAAGGCCCTGATGCCAAGTGTCTTCAACATCTAAATATACAATTTTATTTGTATTTGTTAATTCTCTAATTAAATTTTCTCTAAATTCTTGTAATTGATTTTTACCGTGTTTGATTAAGCTGTATTCCATCCAAAACGCATTGCTTACCCAGACATAATTGGTATCCCATTTACAAAACTCAGCCAATTTAAATTGATCCGCTGCGTCATACAAGTTTATTTTTTTAAACGCTACCGCCAGTTGCTGATAGTTGGCCCAATGTTCTTTAAGTTCATCCTTGGTACATCCAATTTGGTCCAATAGATAAGTTAAGTTTTCTTGATATGTACCACGTGGATCACATGCATAAGATTTTGGAAACAGCAGTTTAAATTTGTCACATATACTTTCATAAGTGTCAACATCACCATCCCAGTAACCGTGTATGTATTCCTGAAACGCCAGAGCATGTTCACTAAAATCAATATGAGTTATCACGGTCTGCGTACTGTACCTATTTTTGATCATGGTGGCTACCAGTTTCAACCCACTGGCAACGCCAGCATAGTGATCAATCGGTTGATTAATATCAGGGCGTGACAAGGGCTCGGTGTTTAATACATAATATTGTTGTTGAACCTGGTTGCCCAAATGTCCAATTAACTCAGAATACTGTTTTTGCTCATGTACAGTACCAGTATACTCTTTACCGTGTAAAAAATTATTGAAAGATTCCCACTGTTGATCTGGATATAGGTGAAATTTATTTTTACGAATATGCTCGGGTACATTGATGATGTCCAGACCCATTTCAATAAAGTCCTGTATGACATCAGCAGCCATCTGCATTTCTGATACTGCGTACTCCCGTAGGTATCCAGCATTTGAAATTCGATGCGGGGTGTATTCGTCGTGGAATGTTTCCTCACTGGCATCAATGGCATTGGCTATGAATGTCTGAGATTCGCTGGAATATTCCCACTGTGGCCATCCCGCCTGAACCCAGGTTTGGTAATTGACTGCAAATATCTGTGGGTGTAGATGTGGGTATTGATTTTTAAAATTGAGTATATGCCCTATCAGTGGGCTATTCTCTTTAAGAGCTTCGATGATAAGTTTGTCATACAGATTTCGATCTTGTGTGCAATGCCCAGCAGAAACAACCACAACCCAGTCTGTGGATGGGTCTAGTTGACCAAATGCATAGTCCAGGTCAGTGACATAATACACTTTGAAATCTGTATCAAATGGCAACTGTTGATAAAAGTCGCCTAGATCCATGACTCTATGTTGGTAATCTGGGGACAAGTGACCCAGATTATTGTACTTTAGTAAAACTTTTTTCATTGTATAAATGCTTGTACTATGAAGTCAAATTGTCTATCGATACGGCTGTAATCGTCACAACCAGTAGCAATAATAATACGACCATGACAAAGCCTAGGATCGTCATTGGTTTCTATCCCCCATTGATTTTGAAAAAACTCTTGATGTTCACTTACCCATGCTCTAAACCCCTGCACGTCGCCAAAGATATGACTGTCATCAGGAATAAACCATTTAACTCCCGATCCAACTTTGTGTTGTATAACACAACTGGTGTATAGGCTAGCGTCATCCTGATACAGATAACTGTTGTGTGGGCTACGCCCCACGTGACTAAAGTCATCTTGAATAAAATTAGTACATGGCTCTGTGGTAAACTCTTGATAGTCATCCAGAGTCATATCAATTAGCAAACCTGGTGGCACCCATTGCAACTTCTTAAACACAACATCAGTTGCACCTTCCCATATACTTTCTAGGTAATGTATGTCATTGTGTAACACAAGGTGTTGGGCTGCATGTTGTTTATTGTGCTCGATATATCGGTGAACAGTATTAACTAATGCTTGATTAATTATGGTTCTATCAATGCCCGAGTCCGACAAAAACTTTTGTATATCTGGATCATTGTTTAATGTATCTGCAATACGTTGCTCGTATACTCCAGCATCATGTTCTTGCCATTTGGGGAATCCGTATTGGTGTGGTGGTCTATGTTGTACACTGCGTACACAGTCTATCCATTTACTGGAATAAGAACCCGGACGTATATCGAATTCTAAATCTAAAAATTCTTTACTGTCTGGGTTCCGGGCACAGCGTATGATAAACTTAGGCAAACAAATCCTCATTCCATTCGCGATGTCCTTCGCGGTATGCCATATTACTCTGTGTCTCTCTAACCTCCACACGATAGCACCACAGTCTTTCAGCTTCTCCCTGCCCCCACATCTCTGGAATGTAAACACCGTTCACATACTTGTATAGCATGTCAGCCAGGCCTTCGCAGCCCATCCTTGGCAAGATCACAACCTTGGCCATGTTCTTTTCCTGCAGTAACTTAAATGTTTCTAATTCTGGGTCATCTTGTGCCACAATAAGCGTATGATCAAATTGATCTTCCAGGATCTTCTTGAGTTCTTTGAGTCCGCCGTAATCAGCAGCCCAGTTGCGTACATCTAAATTGTCTGTACCAAAATAAAACTTCATGCTAAAACTATAACCGTGTATTAGATTACAATGACTATCGGCACGCCATTGACGATAGGCGCAAGGAAATGCGTCATGATATTCTTGGGTACTGGTAAATTTATATGTAACAGGTTGCATTGTATTTCTCCTATATTAAATGCTAACATAGGCTTGCAGAATTTGTAAAGCGGGATGAATGCGCTAAAGGCCGCTGTGTAGATTGGTATTTAGTTTTCCCACCAAGCTTCCCAGGGAAATACCACCCAACAGGGATCAT